TCATAAAGTGAGGTTCCCCATGTCGGCTCCGTTGTGCCAGTGTTGGCTGCGCCGTAATACCCGCCGTTGGGGTAGACTCCAACCCACATCCACGCCATGTAGGTGTAGGAGCCGACACGGATGCAATCCCCATGCTCAACGCTGACACTGGGGCCTGGCCATCCCGCGTCACCCAGCTGGAAAGGTGGCGATGTCAGCGTTGTTTCCCGGACCGCTGCGGCTACCGTGGCGTAGCTGTCGTCATCGTATATGTGGTCATCAGAGAATCTGTGCAGGTAGTCGTAGCCGTAATAGTGTGCAAGCGATTGCGCTGCAATTCTTTTTGTTCCGCGTACTGAAACAGAATTCGTCTGATCCCGACCGCTCACGATATGCGGATAGTTCGGGTTTGATGTGCGGCTGCCTATGGTTATCGAGCCAGATCCGGGCGCAAAAGCCCCTTTACCGATGGCGACGGCCCCTATGTCTGCAAGCCCGTCATACCCGACAACTACGGCATCGACTCCGCTTGTATTGTTGCCGCCAACAGCAACGCCACCAGCGCCTTGGACAATGTTTGTTGGTGCGTCTCGCTTTGTCTGGATGTCCAGAAGATTAGCGGAAACGAGAGCGCCCGTGCTGTTCAATCCAGTAAGGGTACCCTCAAGAATCCCAGCGGTAAGCCGCATCTCAACCGGGGAGCCGGATGCCCATATTCTCGCGGTGGTGCCTTCGGCGCCACGGACCACAGTTAGATTGCTGCCGGATATGGATGCCACGGTGACGATCTCAACGGAGCCTCCCGGCTCTACTATGGTCAGCCTTATCGGTCTACCGCCAAGACCGGAAGGGCTCACCAACCCGGTGACGCTGGTCAGGGATATGGTCGTCTGAACCGCCGTGATGCCAGCGGCAAGAGTTGTGGCGAAGTTGTTGAGTAGTAAGGGTCGATTGGCCATTTTATCCCACCGTCAGGGACACAACCGATACCGGCTGGCCCACAATGATTGTCAGAGTGTTGATCACTAACTTGCCAGACACCGCAGCATTCCCGGCTTGTGCGGGTAAGCTGAACTGCGCCGCCCCGCCTTTGTCGCGCACCTCACCGTAGGCAGCGACACCCGAAGTCGCGCCCGTGGTTGCCGTGGCCACTAAAGTCAGCTGGCCGGTGGTGCCGTTTACCGCACTGGCAGAAAGGTCAAGCGCGGCGGTCGCCAGCGCAGTGTCAGTCGAGCTCAGGATTACCAGCTCGGCATCACCTGCCCCCGCATCAAGAAGGTCGAGCAGCGCCTGGTGCGCAGCGACAATGGCCGTCACCTCATACTCTGCGGCAATGGGTGCGGGCATCAGGCAAGTCTCCGGGTGATCAGTAAAGTGAGCCGGGTCTCAAGGTCAGACTGGTTCACCCTCAGCGGCACGGCTTCATAAATCCCATCATTCATGGACAGGTTGACCAGCCTGTGGGTTTGCACGATAGATCGCGCCCTCAATTCTTCAGACTCGGTGCTGCGCCACCGGACCACTACTGTGCGGTCACCCTCGGAGAAGCCAAAGTCGTTCACAGCCACACCGCCGTCCAAGGTGGCCACGCGGTTAGACCTGCGGCCCCAGTCGCCGCGGTCAGTGTTCGGCGCGTAGCGAATCCTCAACGGGCCGGCAGGGTCAAAGTTGATCGGTGTAATCGTGATCATGGGAACAGTGTCTCCAGCCCTTCCTGATTAACCCGCACTTGAATAGCCTCCAGAATCTCCCACATGAACGCCTCAAGGTGCGGCTGCAACCCTGCGCCGTCTACGGTAATCATGGCGTCACCGCGCTCTATGGCATCTGTGCGGGCGCGTATGGCCTCGATCTGCGCGTCTGTCAGCTCGCTTTGCTTTTTGAGCGCATCATCGCGCCTGCGGTTTTCTTCCCTGATTTGTGCTTCGATGTTTAGCTCTTGGCTTCTGCTGACACTTCCTACTTGGCCAAATAGCGAGCCAATAAGGTCGCCCGTTGAGTTGATAGTTGTGTTGATTGAGTCAAAAGCCGCCAGGGTCCTTTGTGTGTCGGCCTCAAGCTCGGCAATGTTGATGGATACCCGCGCCTCGATGTTCTTGATGCGCTCATTGCTGGCCAGTTCTTCCAGCTTCAGGAACGCGGCCTCTGACAGCTCCCGCATTTCGTCGGCTGACTTGCCGACACCATCGATGCCCCTTGATGCCTTCCCGGAGCTTTCAAACACCTGCGACATGATCTGGTCGGCGCCAGAAATCCCGTCTGTGTAGCCGATGACCTTGCCGGTGGCTTCGTCGAGAATAGGGATGATGCCCCCGATGGCGACCGCTTGCCCTGTAAATGCCTTCTCCACACGGCTGGCGGTGACTACGATCTCCTCCAGCGGTTCTATCAATTGCTCCGGCTTTATCCGCTGGGCAGTGACTACGATTTCTTCAAGCAGCTGAGGAACTGCCGGCAAAGACTCGGTAAGCGCTTGCGCCTGCTCATCCAGATCAGTGAATCCGGTGAGCCAGTCAGAGAGTCTGGATGACAGGCTGGTACCTGTCCCCAGCTCTGTCGCCTTGTTTGCGAGGGTTCCCAGGCCAAAGCCGGCAGCACCGGCAGCCGCAACCAATCCGGTGCCGCCCAATGCCGCAGCCAATCCACCAGCACCAGCCACAGCCGCCGTGGTGCCCTTGAGCGCCCCGATCAAACCGCCGGCAATCTTGCCCGCGACGAAGATGGATACCAAGGTCTCCAAGCTGGGCAGCAGGCTTGCAACCGCCCCGGATAGGATGTTCACCGTGGTGGCAAATCCAAAGGCTTCGCCATTAGCTCGAGCTGTAGCCGAATCGAGGCCAGCAAAGCTGTCAAATAGACTTGATGCGATATCCACCAGCGGCTTCAATCCTTCAATCGCGCCAGCTGAGAACTCGGACAGGTTGCCGAATGCGTCCACGGCCTTCTGTAGCGCGTCCCGCAGCCCTTCAGGGGTAGACAGGTCTACTCCATCAAACAGGCCCTCAATTGCATCACGAAGGCTCTGAAGCCCCTGTATGGCCTTGGTGGCATCTACACCCTCAAGCGCCGCGGGCAGGTTGCCTGCTACGGTGGCAAAGGCTGCCTCGATCTCTTGGGCGATCTGTTCGACGTATTGCAGCAGCGGCCCGAGCCCGTCATTGGATTGAAGGCTGCCGCCGAGCGCTTGGAATATGGCCGCAATAGAGTTGGCAACCCCGCCGAACTCATCCAGCAGCGGGTCACCAACAGTAATCAGTAAGCCGGTGAGCGCGTTTCGGACTTTCTGCACACTCTGGCCAACGTCATTGGCCATCTTCTCGAAGGCCGCGTCGGTGGCTCCGGCGCTGTTGCTCATCGCATCCAGCGCATCACTAAACGAACCAGCGGCATTGCCGACCAGCGGGAACACGGCGCGCAAGGCTTCGACCGATCCGAACAACCTGCCCATCTGTTCTTCGTTGCCGCCGGTTGCGCGGGCAACGTCTTGAAGCACCCCATCAAGGCCCTTGGCCTTCACCGCTTGCGCGTTAAACTCGATGCCAAGCTCGGCGGCCAGTTTGGATGCCTGCTCGCTCGGCTTGATGAGCGCAGCCAGCGCAGCGTTTATCTGGGTGATGGCCTGCTGGGTCGGCGTACCCTGTGCGGTCAGTGCCGCAATGGCAGCCAGCACGGTCTCGAATGGCACCTCAAGGGTGGCCGCGGTGCCTGTTACTTGCGCAAGTCCGGCAGCCAATTCCGGCAGCGTGGTCTGCCCCAGCTTCACAGTCTGGAACAGCGCATCACTGAAGCGCTCGGCCTGATCCAGCCCCAGCCCATAGGCATTCAGGCTGGAGACCAAAACCACCAGCGAAGCATTGAGATCCGCTTTGCCAGCCACGGACAGTTTTTCAGCTTGCGCTACAGCTCGGGTCGCCTGCTCAAAATCCACGCCTGCCGAGATAGCGTTGTAGATCGCGCTGGTGACTTGATCCAGCGGCGCGGTACTGGTGCTCGCGTAGTCCAGAATCCCCTGGCGGAAGCCCTCAAGCGCATCGATCGGCTGATCAATAAGCGTGGCAATCTCGCGGAACGCTGTGTCGAAATCGCCCGCAGTCTTGACGGCAAACGCTGTGAGCGCAGTGGCGGACGCAATCAGTGCCGCTTCAAACTTCAGCGCAGCAAAGGTGAAATCCGCAAACGGCTGCGTGGCCGATTGGATATTCCCAGCAAGGTCTGCCGTGTTGCCAATTACTGACTGAACGGCTGCACCCGTCTTGTCGACGCCGTTGAAGATCAGATCGATGGTGCGCTGCGCGTCAGCCATGTTTTTGCCTTTCGTTCAGATTGCTGTGGTATATACCCCACAGCTCAATCTCGCAGTCTGTGAGATAGCCCTCGGGGAAGATGTCGGGGCGCGCCTCAAACATGAAGCGCCCCCGATTGGCGCACAAAAGTACGCACGCCCTCACGCTGGGGTCTTTCCAGAGGGCTTGCGCTTTCCCGGCTCGGCACCTTGGCCGGTCAGGTTGGTGATCTTGTTGGTCAGTGCGTAGAAGGTGGTCGGGTAGGCTTCGGCCAGCTTGACTGCAACATCACGCTGATCCTGTGACAGCTTCGGATTAACACTACCAGCCACCAGCATCTCGATGCGCCGGGAGACATCCTCCGGCACGTTCTCATCGGACAGCCCCATCGCCTTGCGGATCTCCGCAGCTTTGTCGCCCTCTCCCGCCATTGCATTGACCAGCGCCGAGAGAGTTGCCTCCCGCGTGCTGGCTGACTGCTGGGCACGGCCAAGCTCCGCGGCGGTGAGGCCGCGGACAACCCAGACTTGTTCCTCGCCTTCGGCAAACCATTCGGCCAGCTCGGGCACCGGAATCGATGCCTCGCGCTGGACAAAGGTTGCGTTGGCGAATCTGTTGAGGTCCATTAAACCGCTACGTCGACAGAGGCTTCACTCGGCGTTACGGTGCAAGCCGCGGAGAAGCTGCCACCACCCGCCGGGAATGTCCGGCTGATGCCGAAGATGCCTTGGGTCAGCATCTTGGGGACGGTCTTGTCACGGTCGGGCCGGAACTCAAACCACAGGGTTTGGCCTTTCAGTGCAACGATCGCATCCGTCACGCCGTCATTCAGGATGGCCGTGAAGCTGGCTTGCCCGAGTGAGCTGGACGAGCTGCCGATCGGGCCATCGTAGGTGTCGGTGGACGTAATGCTGAAGGTCGCTTCAGCGGGCACCCAGTCGCTTGTGCGGGCGATCGGAGCAAACAAGGGGGTAGCACCTTTGATGTACACCTTCTTCGCCACGCTGCCTGTGTGGATAGCAGGGAGCGCTTCAGCAAAGGTCACCTCACCCGTGGCGTAGTTCAGGGCGTAGACGGGGAAGTCTGACAGCTCGCGGTGCAGGCCGGGGACGACATAAATCTCGGAGGCCACGACATCGGCAGGAGCCACGCTGGTGGTGCGCACCTGACCTATTTCAATGGAGCCAACAGGGATCAGCGGCGGACCGCCGTCCGCGCCACGGGTCTCGCTGAACGCCGTACCATCAACACCAGCCACGGCAGCCAGAGCGCCGGTGCTATCAACCGTGATTGAGGTGATGCGGTGGGTGTCAGTGGTAAGCCCGCGGGAGATGGTCACATCACCAGCGGAGACGGACACAACACCTGCGGCAGTTGCGCCAGCCATGCCGGGGGCCATGACGGTCAGAGCTGCGACCGATACGGAGTTATCGGTGCCGGTGTCCGGGGTGATCGCGCCGCCGGTCAGAAGACCGTAGGGAGCAACGATCGGCTCAGAGCCTGCTACGTTGGAAATGGGGGCGAAGCTGGCCGTAAACACGGTGCGAGCACCGGCATCGGTCATTGCTTCGAACGGGTATTGGGTTTGTCCGGACTCATACCGGATAATCGGGGTTCCCATAATCTATTCCTCTAAGTTACTCGATGGTGTAGGGGTCGCCGCGCACGGTGTGATAGCGGACAGAAAACTGGGCCTCGGCAAAAACGAATTTACCTAACTCAGTTTGGATACCGCCGCCGGTATATTGGATACCGTCGACGAGCGCGCCGAGTGGTGCATCGGCGAACACAGTTGAGATGATTGACGCGAGCAGCTCATTGGCTTGTGCGCGCATCAATTCCCGGTTATTTGATGCCGCGATCACGGCAGATGCCACGGAGACGGGGATCTCCACATTGGTGAAGCCGTACTGGTCCTCCGAGGCAGTGTCGAGGCCGGTTTCCTGAACAATGGTGATGGGCAGGTCACGCTCATCTTCCGGCGCGGGCGTTCCGTATTCACCGGACACAGCAGTAGTCAGCGCCGCGAGTATTTGCTCGCGGACGGATACGGGATCTGGCATCGGTTATTCCTGTGGGTATTTTTTGGCGAGCAAGAAGCGGATGGCGTCGAGCATTTCGGTTTGGTAGATTTCGCTTGCCTCTGGCAGCACCTGGTCGCGCACCTTGTTGAACACCTGGGACAGTGATGGCCCGTGAAACACATGGACCTTGCGAGATCCTTGGAGCCTTCGTGCTATCCCCAGCTGGCGCGAGTTCTTTAGCACCATATAAAACGGTTTGCCTTCCATTGCCGGAAGGTTCTTGCCTTTTGTGCCGGTGAAAATGGATGCGCTGCCCTCTGGCTTCACCTTCACCCGGATGCCTTGCTTCGGCTCATCGGGCGCCACTATCCAACTGACCTTTTCGCCAGATATTAATGAGTCTGTTGAGAACTTCGTCATCAGCAGGCCTCGAGATGGCGTGGCGATTGCGCCAGACAGCTTTGCGCGAGTTGCTTTGCGAATGGTCAGCCGGTTGTTGACATAACTGGCCTGCAGCCTGACCTGATCTCTGATCGCCCGGCTTGCCTTGGTTCTGACCTTGGGCGCGGACTTGTTGATTGCCACCCGTATTGCATCCGCACTGTTTCCGCCCACAAACTCAAACAGGGCCAGAGCCTCGGCGACCTGCGCGCTGTCAGCCTTGATTTCGTAACTGATCACGCGCAGAGCACCGTCCATTCCAGTTCGTCTGCGGTGATTGCGCTGTCCACCGTGTAGGTGGTTGACCCAACAGTGAACCGATCTCCTCGACGCGGAGAGAGCGCCAGTTCTGAAACGCGCACACTGATAGCGGCGGTCTTTCCAGAGACATCGGCCACATCACCAAACTGCTGCAGGTCGCGCACAACAATGGCCCTCACAGCCGTGGTTGTGCCGTCCCTGTCAATATGCGTGGCGGCAACTGAGAAGGCCGCATAGATGGCCTCGATGCCGGTTTGTAAATCAGTCGTCCAAGTCACGGACATTCAGCTCGTTGGATTTGATCATCTTGATCTTGCGCTTCGGCTTTACTTCGACTGTCTTTTGCTCGACTGGCTTGGCTTCAACCGGCAGTGCGGAACCTGTATTCACGAGGTAGAAAGCATCTCCCAGTGACGCCTCAACGACATCACCGGGAGAGACTGTTTTACCACCGCAAACGGTCTGCTTGACTATCTTGATCGTTCGGGTGTCACTCATGGTTTACTCCTAGATTGACTGCGATGCGTTGCGGCCTGATTGCAGGTTGCCGACCATGACAACACCAAACCCGAATGTTGGGGTGTCGGTGCCAGCAATCGTGCCAACCAAACGCACGTAGCGCTTCAGGTCGCCAATTTGAACCGTCAGCATCTCGGTCAGGTCTGCGTCAGTGACTTCAGAAAACGCAACACCTGTCACATCCGCAAAGCCGGAGCCGGAGGCGTCAGAGTGTTGGAGCTTCACATTCAAAGTCGGCGTGGTGCCTGCGGTAGCCGCAGAGCTTTGCAGGATCAGATGGCAGGGGCCGTCATAGGCAGCGACATCAACACCCGTGGTAGTCAGGGTTGAGGTGCGCACCGCATTGGCTGCGAGCTCCACAACATTGGATTGGATCAGCTTCATAAACTTATCTCCAAAAAGGGGGCCGAAGCCCCCATCAGGTCAGGTATCAGGCGATACCGTCGTGGGCGTAGCAGAACGCACCGGGCTGGCGAACCGCGACATCACAGGTCTTGAACGTGATGTAACGGATCTGACCCTTTAGGCTGTGGGTGTAGGGGTCGACGTTGATCTCGAGGCCGCCCCATTCGCCCAGCAGGACTTGGCTGAAGTCGCCGAAGAAATATTCCTCTGCGGTGACCTGGTTGCTGACGTTGTAGTCATAACCAGCGATCCGGCCATTGTCGCCAAGGATGAAGTTGCCCTCGACACCTGATCCTTGCTTGGGCGTGGTCATCAGCGCTTCCCAGCCAGCGGGAGAGATCATCCAGCGGAGTGAGCCCATCAGTGCGTTGTCTTCCAGCACCTTAGTGATCATGCCGATGATTTCCGCATAGGTGGGATCAGCTGCGGCCAAGTCCAGCGTGTTGATGCCGGTCTGCAGTGCGAGACCGCGAGGCTGGCCAGATGACGCAGAGCCGTAGAGGACCGCCTTGTCGATGCCCAGAGCCTGAGCAATCGCCAGATCGCGCATCACAATGCCTTCAATGGAGGGCGTTGATTGCATGAGCAGACGGCGCGTGACTTGGGTGTAGCAAGCCAGATCCTTCGGGGTCAGGGTCACCTGGTCGAACTGCGGCTCGCTCTCGGTCGCATCGCCATTCTCTGCACTGATCCAAGTGGATGCAGCGCCAGCAGTCTGGCGGGGGATTTCAACATTCCCAACCAGGCCGGGGAGGATGGTCATGCCAGCGTTGGCGGTCACCATCGCGTTGCGGAGCACTTCGATGTAGCTGCCGGCCAGCAGGTTGTCTGCCACCAGTTCAGCGCCATCAGTTGCAGTGGAGGCGTCGAGATTACGCTTGCCACCCAGCAGGGACTCGGGCACAAACTCACCGCGGCAGTTGAAGTCGCTGCCGAAGCCACGCTGGGCCTCTGCGGAGACTTCCAGCTCGAAGGCGGCGCGCTTTTGGGCGGCGCGGTCGTTGGGGTTAGAGAGCGCATCCATCAGGCGGACAATGCTGAAACGCTGGCGGTCTTTAGCCGACAGGTCTACATCGCCATCGTGGGTGCTCTCTGAACGCGCCTTGCTGTTGCGCTCGCCTACTACTTCCAGTGCCTTCTCTTGGAACTGGGAAACGCTCCAGCCCTCAGAGATGGCTTGACGGCCGAGGTCTTCAACGTGGAAGCGGTCGGCTGCCTGGCGGATGGAGTCGGTGCGGACCTTCTCCTCGGTGCGGACTTTGCTGCGCTCGGCTTCGACATCGAAGGACGGCTTCTGGTCTTGTACTACTTCATTTTTGGTATCCATGACGGACTCCTTGGTTTCAATGATTTCAGAGGTTGGTGTTGATTGATCAGCTGAACGTCCGACGCCTACAGAGGCGTCTGCCGGGATCGCAACGATTGAGGCTTCAAAGGGCTCCCAATCGGTCACTCTCACCAGGTCAGATTGGCCCTTGCGTTCCGTCACCTCGTACTTGTGGATGCGATACCCAACAGATACCAGTTGGCGGATGCCGTCTTTAACGTCCTGGAAGATCTCCTCCCCGCGCCGACTGCGACTGAACCGGATGACTGCGCGCCCCCGTTTGTCGTCGTCTACTCGGGCAGATTCCACAACTCCAACTTGATCGCTGGAGTCATGATTAACCAACACCGCGGCGCCGCCATTCATGCGGTCGAGCCTCACACTCTGCGGTGCATGGTCAAGCACTTCAGATCCGAACCACCGCTCATAGGGTTCTTCAGAACTGAAGGCTATTTCGACGGTGCGCTGATCTTCATCGATCATGCGCTCCGTGACTTTGAAGCTGCGCTCTAGCGGCTTCTGGTCAAGTTCTTTCTTCAGGTTAGTCATCTTCCTGATCCTCGTTTACAATGACAGTGTTCTCAGGAATAGGCTGAATGCCAAGCTCCCGCATGATTTCTTCCTCGTGCTGGATCTCGCGCCATACTGACTCGGGATCGTCACCCGACTCACGCATGATCTGGCTGCGAGACTTGAGGCGGTTGTCGATGGCCAGCTTGTTCGCGTTGCCGTCCTTCTGTGGGTCAACCCACGCCCAGCGGCGGCCCTGATAGTGGGCCAGCAT